CTGGCGCATTACTGACGGCGCCGGCGCCCTTTCGGCCTGGGCCATTGCAGAACACAACCAGCGAAAATCGGCTCGGATCATTCCCGAGAGAGCCTCGACCAGGTGCGCGGCCGTTACCTGTCTATGGATCGGGAAGTCCTGTTTATAAATCCAGCTCTCGAGCTCCTGACAGTCGTCCAGGTGGATCGCGAGTTTCGCACGGTTGACAGGAATCGGATCGGGATCGGGGAGGGCCTCGCCATATAACCGAGGATCGTCGCCTGGTTGATCGCCCTCGTTCGCTCCTGGTGCCGGCCCTCCGGTACTATCCCCGAGGAGATCGTCGCGCCTGGGCGAAATGAGAGCGTCTCGATCGGCCTTTTTCAAAATGGAATATCGTCGAATCCGTCGTCGTTATCTTTAACCGCCTCGACTGGTTTTCTCGGCGGGTAGGCTTTCGTGTCATAGCGGCTTTTTGATCGCGCCGGCTGGTCGCCGAAATTGCCCGTTTCGGAATTATCCGGCCTCTGGAATCCCTGACGACCTGGCCGGCTATTTTTAAAACAGGTCTGGCAAGTTTTCATCCAGGGCGCTCCCTGGAATTTCTGATTACAATCGGCGCAAGTTTGCTCGAGCTCGCATCGATGGAATTCCCGAGTCCCTGGTCGGACTGGCTTCCAGCGGCCATTATCTAATTGGATGAAATCGATCGGGGCGTGGCAATCTTTACAGGCGCTTGAGGCCATTTTTATCTCCTGGTTTTATGCACAACAACGGCAACAGTTAAAAGAAAATCTTTTTTTTATCTAAGATTCCGAGCGGAAAGGGAGGCAGCCCGAGGCCGTCCCGATATAGATCGAGATCCTCGGACGCCTCACCTAAAAAACGATTAAGACTCGTCGCGTTTTATGGTCGGCCCTGGACGCTTGTCGGCACGGTTCCAGGCTCGCCTCGTGTGATGGTTGTCCGAATCCCCGAGTCCCATCGATTAAACCGACGCGCTCGCGTTAGCCGCTCACGCCGGAACCGATTAATTTTTATTTGCAGGGAGGACGAAATTCTGGTAATTTTGCGAATTCGGTGTCCAGCCTGCAAAGCATTAACCGAAAAAAAAGCCCCGTCGAGATCACCTCGCGGGGCTTTACTTTTTACTCCCTAAATTAATCCAGGTCAATTTATTTATATTTTCGCCGGCGCTCTCCTGTGATTTGATGGATTCGAGCGAGTATATTTTGACCTGATTGGGCTCCGGTAGCGTCCAGACTGTCCTCGAAATGTTCCTCGAGTTTTCGGATCGCTCTCCGGAATTGAGCCCGCACCAGATCCGGCTCGTTCGCCGCGATCGCGGCCGCCACCTCGGAGTCGCTCGCTCGCTGGTTATGCTGGCGGACGGGTTCCTGGTGAGCCTCGCTCGGGATCGTTTTCCGATTGCGCTCGTCGTGTGCCTGGGCGTCGGCGTCGTTTTTGATATCATCAAACCAGTTCATTGTCCGCTCCTGGTCGCCAGCTCGTTTCGAGATTCCCTGGCCAGCTCGACAGCGCGTTTAAACGGGTTCCCGACTCGGAGCCCTCGCGGCAATGCCTGATTATATTTAACCCAGGAGCTCGCCCAATAGCCGAACATTTCAAATTTATATCGACCGAGAGCGTCCCAGGCTTTGACCTTTGCCTCGGCCCTGGCTTTCAGAACATTGTCCAGGCAATCGAAAGCCTCCTCGACGTCGCGATCGATCGTTTCCTTTGAGACCTCGGAAACCTCACGGCGAGCGATCAGGGCGGCGCCTATATGCTCGGCCTCGGCCTCGGCCTTTGCGATCGATTCCGGATCAAAGCCGAGACTCTCGAGCGTGTCCCCGTCCTCGAGCGCGTGGAGCTCGCCGGCCCAGGACGTGACCGCGATCGGGAAGTCGCCGACGATAGCGACGACCTCCTCGGACTGGATCACCAGGACGTCGCCGTCGTTAATGCCCTCGTCGGTTTGCGCGGCCTCGTAAGCCTCGACGGTCGTGTTAAAAAAGTGCGTTATGATTTCCATAATTTTCTCCGGTTTAAGTTTGGGATTGTTTCCAGGTCGAGGCGACGATCGAGACGGCCTCGGCGTCGGTTATATTGAGCGCGTACTCGTTAAGCTGGTCGGCGTATGTCATAGCCGCGCCCATTGAGTCGCAACGGAACCACGAGAGCGGGATCGGCCAGAAACCGGCCTGGTCTCTAATGGCGAGACCGAGCCCTCGAGTCGTCCCGACGAACGCGATCGCCTGGCCCTTATGCATTGCTCGAATATGGCCGAGCTCGAAATCGCCGAGCTCTAATTTTTGGGTTTTACTTTTCATTATTTGCTCCGGTTGTGTTTAAGGGAAAGCCGTATCGGGCCGCGACGTGCTCGGCCTTGTCGACGCTATCGGGATCGAAACCATATCCCTCGAGAGTCAGGCCGTCGCGGACGTGGTGCAACTGGCCAGCCTCGAGCGTGACGGCGACCGGCCAGGTGTCCGCCAGGCCGATAACTCCCTCGCCCGTTATCACCAGGACGTCGCCGGTTTGAATGGTGTCGTCGCTCATTGCGGCGTCGTAAGCGGCGCCGGTCGATTCAAAATGTAGGATCTGAATTTCCATAATTTTCTCCGTTATGGTTTAGGATCGCGGAGCGCCAGGCGTCCCGCTTTAGTGATACCGAAATTCGTCGCGCACTTTCGCAGCCGGCGACGGGCCTTTTTGATCGGGTAATCGATCTCGTGATATCGGCCGCCGTCTATGGCGACCTTGTTAATGGTCATGCCGGACGAGTCTGGCCAGATCACGCCGAGCCATTTCGGCCCGACGGTCACGACCAGGCCAGTCCGGACGCCCTCGTCCTCGTGTACTGTGACGACTGTATTTTTCATTAATAGAGCCTCGCAATATAACGGACGCTTTGCAGGTGCTCGCCTGGAAGTCGTGCGCGGCCCCTGGTGCGGTTCGCGACCTCCTCCTGGCTCCGGTATTTTGTGAACGTCACATGATGGCGCCAGGCTGAAACCGCCCCGCTCGCCGGCAAGTCGTAACAGATTTTAAGCCGCGTCGGCGTGACAAAGCTCGGCATGATGAAACATTCGCGATCGGCCTGGTTGATAAACTGATCGAAAAAATCCTCGTCCTCCTCCAGGAGGTAGCCGGTCAAAAAAACGTCGATCGCCCGAACGGCGTCGACCGCTTTCAGCTCGTAAAGATGGCCGGCGCCGATCGTTTGACTCAGGTCGAAATCGCGATCGCGAAAGGTCAGATCGTATCGACCAGCGACGGATTTCGTCGAGTCAATATCGACCGTCCGATCGTATTCGCCGAGGTCGTCCTGGCCCTCGTGGTTAATAAACGAATGGCCGAGGTCGTCGGCCTCGACTAGAAATTTCCTGATAATTGTTTCGTGATTGTGATCCATAATTTTCTCCGTTATGGGTTAAGGATTATCGAGCGATTCTCTCGGCGAGAGTCTCGGTCGAAAACATGGTGGTACGAACCTCGATCTCCAGCGCGGCGAAAGCGGCCAATAATTCGGGACGCTCGGCGGCGGCGTTTCGGAGATCGTTCGCTGATCCAAAAATACAAAACGCGCAGCTCAGTCGATCATTACCGGCCGCATAGGCTGGATGACGTTTTTTTCCGGCGGCCTCGATCTCGGCCCAAACTTGATCGATCGACCAGTGAGCGATCGGCCACCAGTCGAAAGCCTGGCGTTTAGAATTCGTGTTTTTCTGGTTGACGTTCAGAGTCCCGCGAGTGCCGATTTTTTTGGCTCGGGCGGCTGACTCCTGGGCGCGAATCCCGACGCAATTAACGACGATCGCATGGCCCTCGGCGCGGATCTCGCGCCAGATCGGGCCGGTTTTTAAATCGCTAGTACAAAAGCGAGCCGCTGACGACGGGAACGCCGGCGCGTCGTGATTTCCTTTCGCGTCCAGTGAGGCGCGACGCTGGCGGATCAGGCTAAAAAAATCAGCGGGCCGGCCGTCCTTGTGGAAAGCGCGAGCGACTATCAGGTCGCGGCCGTCGATGTTATTCCGAATAAAATCCTTTACGTCGACGTGCTCGACCTCGCCGAGGTCGGCGTGAACGACGCGGATCTGAGCCGCCGGCACGAGCCGCAAAATGGCCTCGTACATTGCCGCCGAATCCTTACCGCCCGAATGGCCGATATAAAAAATGGCGCCAAGTGCCGCCAGGGCGAGGATTTCTTTTTCGTTTGCGATTGTCATAATTTGCTCCAGGGAAAGGCGGCCAGGTCGGCCGCCCTCGTGGTTTATGCCGCTTTCCGGTTTGCGCCGGCGACGGCCTCGATCATTGTCGAATGACAGTTCGGACAAATCGGAGCGCCGAACGTGTCAGCGTCTAACCAGGTGCGGGTCATGCGAACGCTAAATTCCGGATGCTCGGGACAAGCGACTTTAATCATTCGCGTCCCCTGTTTACGAGTCGCGGCCGAAGCGTCGACCGTGGCGTGGGGATACTTACCGATTTTTTTCAGTACCGGCTTGATCCATTTTGTAAACTCAGGGCCGGCGACCGTGGCGGTCATTTTGCCAGTGAGGCCGATAGCGATCGCAACGTCGCGAAATGCTTTACCGTGACCGGCGGCCGTGCCGACCGAGGCGTGGATCATTTCGTGGGCGAGGATCTGAGCGGCGTCCGCCTCGTTATCGATAAACATCGAAACGATCATTTCGGTCGTTTTGTCCTTGCTACATGATTTATCGAAACATTGACCGATCACTTTATTTTTACGAGTGAGGGCTTTACGTGAGGGCCAGCCGCAAGTCACGCGATAGTTAGGAAGCGCGGGAGCGCCGACGCGTTTAAACAGTCTCTCTAATTCTTTAGCGACTCGGTTTAACCATAATTCTCTATTAGTGTTTTTCATTTTCTCGTTTTCCTTTTGTTGTTTACTACTCCTTATAGTGTAGTACACCATGCGACTATTGCTAGGGTAAATATCTCACACTATGCGACATAGTTGCGCGAATTGCGACGCAGTCGACACTTTCTATTGTTTTTTGGGCTATGCGCTGTTAGAGTCTCACGTGATACGACACGAGGCGAAAATGACAGTTAAGACTCTCCGACAAGCGAGGCGCGATAGCGGCCTCACGGCTAACGCGGCGGCCCAGGCGGCCGGCTGCGATCGGGCCACGCTCTACCGGATCGAGGCCGGCGAAAACCTCCCGAGTCGAGACCTCGCTCGCTCCCTGTTCGAGCTCTATGGCGGAACCGTTCCGCTCGGGGCGATTTATGATCCAGATTTTTATCGGGCCGTCGCCTCGGCGGCCTGACCGATTTAACCGACTCGGCGCTCGTGCGTTTTGTGTGCGCCATTTTCTCGGGGAGTGTGAGACTCCTCTGGCGCCGTGGTCGGTTTTTTAATCCTGGCGTGAGGCCAGGAGGAGCAAATGCTTTGCAGCAAATAATAATCGCGATCGGCGTCGTCCTGGCGTTCGGGATCGTCCAAACAATTTTCGTGGTGTACTTGTGACCGCGCCGGCCGAAATCTGGATCGACGAGCGCGTCGTCCGGACAATGAAAACCGAGCCCGACGAGGAAGCGGCCGAGCGTGGCGTCGTCCAGGTGCGTTATATCAGCGCCGAACGCGTCGGCGAGTTAATGCACGACCAGGGAAACGAGTTTTTTATCCAGATCGACCACGCCGCCGGCGGGATCATATTCGCGCTGACCAATTACGGCCGAATATTTCGCCAGTCCGTCGGCGCTCCCGAGTGGGAGATTGTCGCCGTCCCTGATTTCGCCACGGCCGAGCCGGCCACGTGAGACACTGGAAAAAAACCCGAGTCCCGCCCGAGCGCGTGTTCCTGTATTTCCACGAGCATCCTCGAAAGCTATTTACAATCGAGCACGTCACCAGCCAGACCAAAATCCGCCGCGTCCTGGTGCGCGAGATCGTCGAACACTTACTCGATCGAGGAAAGCTCGAGGCGATCGAGACCGTGAGCGCGAGAAAGTGGGGCCGGCCTCGAGTCATGTATCGGGCAATCCATATCGGCCCCGACTCTTATAAACAGGCCGAATTATTTAGTCGGTTGCTCCCCTGGATGGATACGAGGATCGAGGCGTGAGGTTCATAATCTCCGGCCCGTGGTTGCCGGCGTACCGGCGCGGCTATGTGATCGAACACGCTCACCCCGCCGGCTGGCTTTTCCGCCTGGTCGTGGTCGGCCAGTTTAAGGGCCAGGTCGTCTCGGTTCCGGCGACGCCGATTAATCGCGCCCTGGTTTGGTTTTTCGATATTCATTTCGACCAGGCCGACCAGCTCGGGCTCGTGCCGTGAGCGTCGGCCGCTGGCTTTGTAATAAGTGCGGGCGCCGGTTCAGGGAGCCGGACTATTCGCTCGTCGATTACAGGCTCCAGGCCGACGAAATGATCTCGGACGACGATCCGACCCTCCCGCCTGGCCAGGTTATTAAATACCAGTGTCCGACGTGCGGCTCCGGCGACCTGGTCGGCTCTGCGAATCCTGACCCGTTCACTCCGAAAAAGGTAAAACGAAAATGAGCCGTGTCCACGTTTACAGCGCCCCGATCCAGCCGCTCGTCCAATACTCGGACAATAATGTCGAAGGGCCGCCGATCATGTTCGAGACGCCTTATCGCAAGGTTTACACGTGCGGCCGCTGTGGCCGCCGGCGCCAGGCTCGAAACCTGTCGATCCAGATCTATTACGACGCCACGTATATTTTTTGCCGGACGACGGTCTGGCGTCGGGCCTCCCGATTCCCGTTTGAATATGGTCATTTTTGCCCGCCGCCGCCGGCGATAAAATGACAAACCGACGCGGCGAGTTTGGCTGTCCCGAGTACCTCGAGAAATACCGGAAAAAACTTTTCGGCCAGCTCGGCGACAGCTCGAACGGTTGCCTCGATATTCGGCCTCGAGGGATGCACGTTATTTTTTCCAGCGGCGGCGGTTGGGAACATATCAGCGCAAAGCGCCGGAACCGGACGCCGAGTTATGCCGACCTGGATCGATTAAAGCGAGAATTCTGGCCTCCCGACGCCGTCGTTATGCAGCTCCACGTCTCCGCCTCGGATCACATAAACGACCACGATCACGTCCTCCATTTATGGCGCCCGATCGATGGCGAGATCCCGCTCCCGCCGCTAATATTTGTCTAAATAATCGCGTCGACTTTCGTCGCGCCAGGCGCTACAATTAACGCTCACTTTGCAGGAGTACACCATGACCGAAACCAAACGGGGCGAGCTCGTCTCCCTGGATCAAGCCCTCGAGCAAAAACAAATCATCGAAACGCGCAACGCTTACGACCTCGAGCCGGCCGATTTTCGAGCCGGCATTAATCGACGATTCTCGAACCGTAAAACCTTTATTACTAAGATAAATAAACAGCTCGTCGCCGGTAAAGATTTCGGCGAGATCGTCGTCCAGGGCCGCAAGTGTCCGACGCTATTCAAACCAGGCGCCGAGAAAATCGCCGGCCTCCTCGGCGTCCGCTCCAGGTGGCCGACGATCGACGAGCAAATCGATCGAGTCCAGGCCGGCGCCAAGTGCGTTATTTTGAAATGCCAGCTCCTCGACCTCGAGGATCGGATCGTCTCCGAGGGCGTCGGCGCCAGGCTCCTCGACCAGGATCAGGGCGACTTAAACAAGGCTTTCAAAATGGCCAAAAAGTCGAGCCTGATCGACGCCGTCCTGAATTGTGGCGGGCTCTCCGAGCTCTACTCTCAGGACTTGGAGGATATGCCGCCCGAGACTCTCCAGGACGAGGCCAGCGCCACGTACTCGAGGAGCCCGAGCGATTGGGGAGGCGATACGAACGCCGGCTCGGGGACGTCTCTGGCGACTCATTGCCCGCTCGGCAAACACAAGGGCGAGCCGTGGGACAAGGTTCCCGATTCTTATTGTTCGTGGATCGTTCACAATATCCTCGACAATAAGCCGCTGAATGAACGAGCTCAAAAAGAATTAAACGACCGCTCTCTCGAGAGCCAGGAGTCGAGCGACCGCCGAAAGGACGAGGCCGCGCCCGAGCACACGGCCGGCGACGGGATTAAATTACCGTCCCAAACGCGCCAGGAACGTCTCGATATGTTTGCGAAAGCGATCGCGAACGCTCGAACACTTGACGAGATCGGAATTATTAAGGAGGATATGCCCGAGGATCTCCGGCCGGTTTTTCGCGCTTACCTGGCGAAACGATCGGTCGATCTCCGAGGTTAATTTTTCAATCCGAGGGCGTGAGGCCCAGGAGTTACAAATGGACGCAGCAAACACAAAAGATTTAGCAATGGCCGAGCTCCGGCCGATGGTGACGACCGTCGCCGCCTACACGACGACCCTGGAGGCGGTCGACATTGTCGACGACGAAAGTCACGCCACGGTCGGCGACCTGGTCAAATATTTACGCCAGGCAAAATACAAGCTCGAGGACAAACGGAAAAGCCTGGTCGATCCGCTGAATAAAGTCGTCAAAGATATCAACGCGCTATTCAAACCGACGCGGGATTCGATCGAGGCGTTAATGCACAAGGCCAGCGCGAAAATGAACCAGTACGCCAGCGCCCAGGAGGCCATTAAACAGGCCGAGGCCCAGGTGATCCGAGAGGAGGCCGCCAGGGAGGAGGCCGAGGCCCGCGATCTGGCCGAGCGACTGACGGCCGCCGCCGGCGAGGACGCGGCACCGACGGCCGCCGCCGTGATCGAGGTCGCCGAGAAAAACGTCGCGAAAGCCGAGGAAAAGCCGAAACTGACACTCGCCCGAGGCGAGACGTCGACGACCTCGACGCGTCAAAACTGGACGGCTCACGTCGTCGATCTGAAACTCCTCGCGCTCGCTGTCGGCGAGGGCCGGCTCCCGATCGATTGCATCCAGGCCAGTCAGGCGGCATTGAATAAAGTCAGCCGCGAGACTAAAGAAAATCGAGAGGTCGATGGCGTTAAATTTTTCGCCGAGACTAAGGCGGTCGTCCGATGAAAGTCCGACTCGATACGCGACCATTTCCGCCGCCCGTTCTGGCCGACTATTCGGCGAGCATTGTTAAAAACGAGCTGAAAATCGTCGACTGTGATCTCGGGAATATGTCGGTCACGAATGACCTGGAGGCCGTGCTCCTCGAGGTTTTCCGGAACCTCGTCCCTAATGAGGTCGATTTTCCAGACCTTAAAATCCGCTATCGCGACAGTTCGGGGATATGGGACTGGATACTGATCGATCGCGATCTGACGGCCGACTATGACGTCTACACGGCCGAGGTCGTGAGCGGCGCCCTCGATCCTGATCCGCTTCCCGATCCCGTTTTCCAGCCCTTGCCGGCGGAGTTCGACCAATGAGCAAACCAAAGGCCAGCGCCGAGGACGGTAAACAGCTCTGGAGGCTCCTCGAGGACGGCCGATTTCATAAGGCGAAAGATATCGACATGGGCTCGCGAATGATCCGCTCGATTTGCTCCGCCTATCCGGACAAATTTATCTCGACTCAAAAAGGATATAAGCGATTCCCGTCGGCGACCGACGACGAGATCTCGAACGCGATCGCGGATCTAAAATCGCGCTGTGGACATTTGACGCGGCGCTATATGGCTATGGAAAAAGGTCTCCGCGAACGGCACCAGCCAGGGCTCGAGCTTTAGGAAATGGACGACGTCGCTTTCAATTGGTTTTGGCAGCCGCCAGTCGACGGCCAGCCTGGTTTAATCATGTTACGCGACGAGCATCCTGGCCCCGACTCTCCCGAGATCAGGTTTATAATCGAGGCCCTGGTCGACGTGCTCGCTCATATCGAGGCCAGGATCGCAAAGGACTTGCAGCTTTTCCAGTTCCGGATTTATGTCCGCGACGTTTACACTCGCTGGATCGAGATCGTCGTGGCGCCGGCTCGCCGGAATTATCGAATCCGGACGCCCCGAGTCAGCCAGGCCCATTTATCCGAGCTATGGGATTCACGACGCGACGCGACGCTCCAATGAGTACGTGGCAAATAATCGCGATATTTGCCGGCGGCGTCGGTTGCGGCCTCGCGCTCGGATGGGCCGGCGGCCACGCGCTCGGCTTTTATTTTGGCCAGCGTGTCGAGCGGAGACGGATCTCGAAACTCCTGGCCGGCCAGACCGCGCTCGAGGTCGTCACTCAGCTAATGGAAACAGGAAAAATCGAACCAGCCGAAAGGAAAAAGTCCACGCTTAAACAGGCGTGGCCACCGAGGGACGAGACCAGGCATTAAAGTATGCTCTTAAATGTTCAGATCGGGCGTGGTTTCCCGATCTGGTGCCTAGTCTCAAACCAGGGCGCTCGAGCTCCAAGTGACTCGAGCGCCTTTTCTTTTTGCGGGAAAGGTTTAAAATGCCGGCTATTCCGAGTCGTGAGGATTCGAGTCTCTAACGACCAGGAGCTCACAATGGCGGACTTTCATCAATACGGCGCGGCCAGCCTGGCCAAGCTCGATTCGTGTCACCCTGACCTCGAGAGAGTGTTTAAACGCGCTCTCCGAATGACTCCGGACGCGATCGACATAACTATCGTTTGGGGATTCAGAAACAAGGCCGAGCAAAACTCGATCGATCCTCGATTTACAAATGCCCGCTGGCCTATGTCCTACCATAACGCGACCAATCATTTCGAGGAGCCGCTCTCGGACGCTGTCGACTTTGCGCCTTATATCACGCTCCGGAGCGGGAAAAAGGGAATCCCCTGGTCGGATAATAATCTGTTTTGTTTGCTCGCGGGGATCATCCTGGCGGCCGCCTCGATCGAGAATGTCGGGATTACCTGGGGCGGGGACTTTGATCGGGACGGCTCGACCGAGGATCAGACTCTCGCGGATCTCGGACACGTTCAACGCACAAACGCGGATCGACGTCCGAGGACTATCGCAGCATGACAGCGCAAAAATTCACCGAACAATCCGCCGGCCGTCAGTGGTCGACCATTATCGGAATAATCGCGGTCGTGTTTGGCGGATTCGGCGCCGCCGTTTGGTCGGCTGGTGATGCCGTTATCGATTTAAAATACGCGACCGACGCGGACGTGAAGGCCGTCCAGGAGACCGTCGTCCAACAATTCCAGGCGATCCAGCGAACCGTCCAGGCGAACACGGCAACGGTTCAAGCGACCTCGAGCTCGGTCGACGGCCTGACTCTGGTCGTCCTGGATCTCCGAATCCGCGACCTCGAGGACGACCTGATCGATCTCGAGTCGGAGAAGCTAAACGCCGGCGCTAATTGGACAGCTCGAAACGAGCGAACGATGCGCGATCGCGACAAGTCCCTCGACGATCTCAAAGTCCAGCGCGATCGATTATTTACTCGAATCCTCGAGGCGAACTAATGAACGGCGAGGCCGATCCCTGGATCGTTTGGGCCGGCCGAGCGGACGCCTGGCGACTGATCCCTCGAGTCCTGATCCTGACCTATTACGTGTTTTCGATTTGGGCCTGGTGGTTCGTCGTGTCGTGGTTTATGGCTTACGATTTCGCCAGCCTCGAGTCCGAGGTCGTCGCTCTGGCCGTGGTCGGATTCCCCGCGATTATTCTCGGCGTGATAACGACCGTCCTCGGCTCGCTGACGAATAACTATTTCAGAACCGGCAAAGCCCCGACGTGAATTTTCAAGTCCTGATAATCGCCGCCCTAATGATCGCCGCCGGCGGCTGGATTGTTAAGGGCCAGATCGACGCCCGAGTCGTCGCCGAGATCTCCGCCACGGCCGAGCGGACACGGGCCGACCTATCAGAGAAACAAGTCGAGCGCCTCGAGGCCGCGCTCGTCTCCGATCGCGAGCGCCAGGCGCTACTCCTCCAGGAGCTCGACGAGGCCCGCGCAAACGAGAGCGCGTCGACGGCCGTCCTCCAGGATCGCAAACGCCTCGAGAGATTAACCAGTGCGAAACCTGGTCTCCTCGAGTTAAAGGCCAGAAAGGCCACGACGGCGGTATGGAAAACGATCGAGGACGAGTCTCAGTGATCCGCGTCGCCTTGTTCGTAACGCTCCTCGTGTCTGGTTGCTCGCTCTTTTCACCGAAACCGCCGGACGTCGTGATCCGCGAGAATCCTGTCCCCGTGGTTTGCTCCTCGATCGATCAGTCGCCCGACGCCCTCGAGCTCCAGGACACTCCGCCGACGCTGGTAATGGACGAGACCGAAACCTGGGGATACTGGTTTCCGTCCGAGCTATATGCCGCGCTCGCCGAAAACCTCCAGGCCATGCGTCGGTATATGAAACAGCTCCGAGGGATTAATTCGAGCCTGGTCGATTGTATCGAGTCCCATAACGACGGGATCGCGCCGCCGGCGTAATCTGTTTGTATGTCGGACATACAAACAAACTTAAAGTAATTTCTATACAGTCGCCGGCCGGCGTGTGATCTGGTACGATCGCGGCGCCATGTTTGAATTTATAGCCGAGCACTGGATTTTATTCACGATCGCAATTGTCGCCGGCGTCAATACGTCGTTTGTATTGGGCCGTATGAACGCGGCGAGACGTGACGAACAGGCGGAGCAATGGCGGGCCGAGGAGCTCGAGCGAATCGAGGAAATTAATAATCAGATAGGAGGGCGTGATGCCTGACGAATTAGAAACCGAGGAAATCCCACAAACCGAAATCCCGAAATTACGAGTCCAGCGAGTCGGTAAAAAATTTCGGATCGTTTACGAGGCCAGCCGCAACGTCGCGAAATTCAACTCGGGCGAGCCGTGCGACCTGGGCGGATTCGACGACACGATCGAGGCATATCGACAATTAACGAAAGTCGTCGGCGACAGTAAACAGGCCGATCCCGAGCTGGAGGAGGTCGGCGCGTGAATCAACCGGACGACCCTGGCGTGAGGCCAGCCATTAAACCCAAACCCAGGAGCTCGAGAATGTGGATATATTCGATCGTTTTAATCGCCGGCATTGTTATCGGCTGGAATCTCCCGCAACCGGAAATCGCGAAAAAGGCCCAGGCGTATCTATTGGAAAAAATTGGCTTTTAATCCTGGCGCTGGTCGTGTCGATCGTGATCGTGATTAATCCCGTCGAGGCCAAAAAGCGAGGCGGGTATGGCCACGGCCACGGCCACGGCCACGGCCACGATCACAGCGACGGCCCTGGCCACGGTAACGGCCACGACCACGACGACGACAATGGCCACGGGAACGGGAACGGGAAAAGCAAACCGGCGCGGGCTCGTGACGGCGGCGGCGAGTGTGCAATGGTCGACGGCGTCAATCCTTGCACAGGTGCGGAAAGCGCACCAGGTACGAAAAGCGCACCCGTCGAAATCGCTCCAGGCGTGTTTCAATATTACGGCGCTTTTGGCCAGGTGATCGGGACGTCCATTATCACCAGGTACGAGGACGAGATCCCCGCGATTGTTCCACGTGAAACATTGACCAGCTCGCCGGAGTTCGAGCCGAAAGTCGTCGAGCCGATCGTCGCAAAACCGCAGCCCGTCGCCATTGTTAAAAAAACAGTTTTAGATCTAAAACAGAAAAAAGCGCCCGAGGCTAGAAAACGGACGATCCTCCCGCCGGAGAAATCGGGCGATCAGATCCTCGATATTCTAATCCTCCAGGCGCTCGAGCGGCGTCCCCAGGAGGAGCCGCCGGCCGCCGAAATAATCCGACCTGTCGAGTCGTGCCAGTGTCTCGAGTAAAAAATAAGCCTGTCCGCCAAGTCGTCCATTTAACCGGAATCGCTCGAGGCGTTAAACAGGCGCTCTATGATTTGCGAGCCGATTCATTCAGAGAGAGGGCCGCCCGTGAGAGGCTACCGTCGAAACAAGTATCGAGCAAAGCCTGAAATCGTCGACGGGATTCGGTTCGCCTCAAAACGTGAGGCCAAACGATACCGCGAATTAAAGCTCCTCGAGGCCGCCGGCCTGATAACCGAGCTCGAGCTCCAGCCGAAATTTAAACTCGGCACCGACGACGCTCCGATCCTTATGCGATCCGAACGCTATCCGAACGGCCGGCGAGCTGTTTACCTGGGCGACTTTCGTTATCGAGACGACGCGCTCCGAGACGGCGAGATCGTAATCGAGGACGTGAAAGGGATCGACACGCCGTTATCGAGGTTAAAGCGAGCTATCGTCGAGGCGCAATATAACGTCGAAATCGTGCTAATTTGAACCGCAACCGAAACCGAATAGGGCCGTTTTGTCACTTTGTCGAGCACTATGCCCGCCGCTTTGTTATTGTATGAGCCCTACAACCCGACATAAAAGCCGACCGCGTGACGCGATAGGGAGGCCGTGATGGCCCGAAAAAAAACGATTACTCGCCGGCGGCGCTTGTTATTCCTGGCCGAGCTCCTGGATACTGGCGCCGTGACTATGGCCGCAAAGGCCGGCGAGATCGGCCGCTCCTCCTGGTATGATCTCAGATCCCGCGATCCAGAATTCGCCGGATTATGGGACGACGCCGAGGCGGAATTCATGGACAAGGTCGAGGCCGAGGCGTTCAGGCGCGGCATGGAAGGCGAGACGAAATCGATCCCATATACCGACTACAATGGCGACGATAAGAAAACGAAATTTTATAAGATCACGACAAAGTCGGACAAGCTCCTCGAGCTATGCCTGAAATCACGACACCCGCTTTACAAGCCGAGCAAAACACTCGCGCACGAATTCCCCGACGGCCCGCCGCTCCAGGCGCCGGCCGATCAACCGGATTGGGATAATCTGACGCCGGACGAGCTCGAACAGCTCGTTATTTTGCAGCGGAAATTACACGCCGCCCGCGATCGTGACGTCGGCGCTCCAGGCTAAACTCGAAAACCTCCCCGAGCTCGAGGTCAGGCTCGCCGAGGAGTGCGAGAATCATCTCCGGATATTTACGCGCCAGGCGTGGAAGCATCTCGACCCCGTCCCGTTTATCGGCGGCCGGCATATCGATTTAATGGACGAGTATCTCGAGGCATTTATCGCCGGCGAGATCCCGCGCCTCCTCCTAAATATTCCGCCTGGTCACATGAAAAGCCTTTCCGTTTCGGTTTTGTTAAACGCCTGGGCCTGGACGAAACCCGCGAGGACAGGGCTCCGGTTTATGGCCACCAGTTACCGCGCCGACCTGGCGCTCCGAGACGCGGACAAAACTCGCGAGCTGATCCGCTCGCCCTGGTATCAAGAAAGGTGGGGCAATGTCGTCGGATCAATGCGCGAGACTAAGCTCCAGATCAGGCGAGACCAGGATCAGAAAACACGTTTCCAAAACAGCAAAGGCGGTTATCGATTCTCGACCTCGACGTCCGGAATTATGGGCGAGGGCGGCGACTTTATAATCCTCGACGATCCGCACAATGTCGAGTCGGCCGAGTCCGATTATCAGCGATCGCAAACCGTCGAGCGGATTCGGATGGCGCTCCCGACTCGAGTCCGATCTCCGAATGGCGGCGTTTGCGTAATGATGCAAAGGCTCCACGAGCGCGACTATGCCGGCGCCATGATTGCCGACGCGACCGACCTGGTTCATTTGTGCCTCCCTGCCAGGTACGAAAAAAAGCATCCATTTGTATCCGTCCCGATCACGCTCAAAAAGTCCGGTCGAAAATTGCCTGGCGATTTCCGAACCGAGGAGCGCGAGCTCCTCTGGCCTGGCCTGTTTAACGAGGAGCGCCTCGCCGGCCTCGAGGTCGAGATCGGGAGCTATGCAACCGCCGGCCAGCTCCAGCAACGGCCACACCCTCGAGAGGGCGGACTGTTTAAACGCTCCTGGTTCGAGGAGAGATTCGTCGACGCCGCACCGAAAGGCGGGGCCGTGGTTCGAGGATGGGATCTCGCGGCGACCGACGCCACGGCCAGCAACGCCTCGACGGCCGCCTATACGGTCGGTTTGCGTTTGCGTTATGTCGGGCGTAAAATTTATATCGAGGACGTGAATCGTTTTCGAGGATCGCCTGGTAAAGTTCGTAAAACAATGAGAGACGTCGGGGAGCTTGACGGGAAAGGCGTAACAATCGATTTTCCTCAAGATCCAGGACAGGCCGGAAAAGCGCAAGCGATAGACATAGCAGCGGATTTTCCGAGTTATCGGATTCATTACTCGCCGGAGTCTGGCGATAAATCAGTCCGAGCCGCCGCTCCGGCCGCACAAGCCGAGGCGGGCAATGTTTACATAGTTCGGGGCGCATGGAATAGCGAATTTATGGCCGAGCTCTGCGCGTTCCCTGGTGGCGCATTTGCCGACCAGGTCGACGCTTTCTCTCGTGCGTATCATCGAGCCGTCAGGCAACCAGGTCGACCGATCTCGGGCGCCATTCGAGGAGCCCATTAAACGGTCGAAATATTAACGGCGTGTGAGACGCTGTCGGTTTAAATTACAGGAGCCCGACAATGTCGACACTAGCAACCAATACGACCGCACCATTACAACCAGGAATCACGACACCACAAACCGCCGCCGGCGGCGGCTCCGCCGTCTCAAATCCACACCCTGATTATTTGGCCAGGCAACCCGACTGGAAATTAATGTTCGACACGAACGAGGGCCAGCGCCACGTCAAAGCGCAGAAAAATTTATACTTGCCGGCGACCTCGGGAATGAGAGCCCTCGGCCTGACTAAGGCCGACGACGAGGGCGCTCAGTTATACGCCTCCTATTTGACGCGGGCCTTTTTCCCCGACCTGGTAAAGGAAACCGTCCGAGCCCTGGCCGGAATCCTGGATCGGGAGCCGGCGAATATCGAGCTCCCCGCCGCCCTCGAGGATATGCGCGAGATCGCAACCCCGAAAGCCGAGTCGCTAAATGATCTCCTCGTTCAGATCCACATGAATCAGCTCCTATATGGCCGCCTGGGCCTCCTGGTCGACGTCGATCCGTCGAGGGACTTGCCGGTTATCGTTAATTATCCAGCGCCCCAGGTCATTAACTGGGACGATCTGACGCAAACCGCCGACCCGAAACAAACCGACGACCAGAAACGAAAGGAAGCGATCCGCCGGTTATTGTTCGTCGTCCTGGACGAGACCCGATTCGAGCGCGACACGGGCGATAAATTTACCTGGAACCTCGTCCCTCGATATAGAGCCCTAAGTCTCGGCGACGCCGCCTCGGACGTGTACACGAGCCAGGTCGAGCGAGACGGCTCACTCCAGGAGGCGATCGTCCCGAGTATCCGAGGGAAAACCCTCGACGAGATCCCGTTCGTTTTTGTCAATACGACCGACCTGGCCACAAAGCCGGCCGACGTCCCGCTGGTTAATCTCGCGAATCTATCGCTCGCGATCTATCGAGGCGAGGCCGATCACCGGAGCGCCCTGTTTATGTCCGGCCAGGATACGCTCGTCCTGATCGGGTACGACCTCGGAATGAGCGACGAGGGAAACCCAGGCGACGGATCGGCGAAACCGATTATCGGTTCCGGCGCTTATTTGAACCTCCCGAATCCCGAGGCCGACGCTAAATTTATCGGCCCCGACTCGAACGCATTATCGGAGCAACGGACGAGCCTCGAGAATGATTACGTCAGAGCCGGCGAGGAGGGCGTCAAGTTGCTATCGTCCGGAGCTGGTGCCGAGGCGGCCGAGACGCTCCGGATCAGAGTCGCGGCCAGGACGGCCACGCTCCAAACCATCGCAATGACAGCGGCGAGCGCCCTCGAGACGTCTCTCCGCCAGTGTGCGGTATGGGTAGGAGCAAACCCTGACGAGGTAAAGGTCGAGCCGAATCTCGACTTTATCGACGAGGCGAGCGACGTCGCCGACCTGGTTAAATTCGCCCAGGCCAAAAAATCGGGGACTCCGATCTCCTGGAAATCCGTCCATAATTGGCTCCGGCAAAAAGATTTCACCGAGTTTACATTCGAGGAGGAGCTCGATCAGATCGGCGAGGAGGACGACGACGACCGGCTCAAAGGCGGCGACGATCCATTGCGCGGAATGTTTGAGCCAGGTCAGCCGCTACCAGGTCAGCCAATACCAGGCCAGCCGGCCGCCGGCGGGGACGACGGGGACGACGACAGCAACGACGAGGAGTAAATCATGGCCACAGTAAACGAGGAGATCCGCGACCAGCTCCTCGCGCACCAGGTCGAATTAATCCGTTTCGGTAAAGGAATGTCGACCAGGATAACGCGAATCCTGGACAAGGCCGAGCCCGAGCTCCGCGCCGCGATCCGCGCCCGCCTCGATCGGATCGCTCACCTCGGCTATGATCCAGGGCCGGCGACCACGGCCAGGATGATCCGAACATCGAAATTAATCGCCGAGATCTCAAAGCCGACATTTCAGGACATTAATAAACTCGTCCGCGACGAGCTGGTCGGCCTCGCGATCGGCGAGACGCAATTTATCGCCGGCGTTTTTAACGACACGCTCCCCGTTATATTTGCGCCTGTACTCCCGACCGCCAGGGAGCTCCGAGGGATCGTATTCGCCCGACCGTTTGAAAACCGGATTCTCCGCGACTGGCTCGCGACTTATCGAGTCGGGGATCAGCGTCGCATGATGGACGAGATCCGCCAGGGCCTCGTATTCGGCGAGACGCCGACGCAAATCGGCCAGCGCATATTCGGGACGAGGGCGCTCGGCGGCACCGACGGGACTCGAGAGATCACCAGGCGAGGAGCTCAGACTCTCGCGTCGACCTCGATCTCCGCGATCTCGAACGCGACCCGTCAGGAGTTTTACAAAAAAAACCGGCGGATAGTAAAGCGCGAGGTCTACACGGCGACGCTCGACTCGAGGACGACGCCGATTTGTTCGAGCCTGGACGGCGACGTTTTTCCAGTCGGCGAGGGATCGATTCCGCCGCTCCACATCAATTGCCGATCGATCCGCGTCCCTGTCGTCGACGGCCGCCGCCTCGGCACCAGGCCGAGCGTCGCGGCCACGGCCCGACAGCTCGAGGGACTCTCCGGCCCCGAGAGGCGCCGCGCCCTGGATCGCCTGGTCGGCCGAGTGCCAGCCGAGACCACGTATCAAGCCTGGTTAGGCCGTCAAACCGTCGGATTTCAAAACGAGGTACTCGGCCCGACTCGAGGGATTCTATTCCGAAAGGGCGAGATCGATCTAAAGGGATTCGTCGACGTCAGTGGCCAGCGGCACACGCTCCGCGAATTATACGACCTCGATCCGACCCGATTCCAACGTGCCAACATACCGGCGCCACCGCTCGATTAAATTTATTTGTTGGCAATAAGAAACCCGCGCCCCGTATGGCTCTCGACTATGTCGCCAATACTTTTTCGACCTATGTCGCCAATATGCCAACATTGACAGGCCGGCCCGTTTATGGTTGCGGAATCAGAGAGCCCGTTTAAACGACTTCCCTTTCGAGCGGCGCGGCGTTATGATCCGGCCGGAGTCACTCGACCAATTGCTCGCGAGGAGTAAATTATCAAATGCCACTAGCAGCCATAATTGACGATAAGGCGGGAATCCCCGCCGGCCTTGAAAGTTTTTACACCGAGACCGACGGGAAATTTATCCTCCAGGTCGACGGCATGAAAAGCCAATCCGATTTCGACAACTATGCCGAGGCATTAAAAAAGCGTTTCACCGACGCGGCGGCGGACTTCTCAAAAAATAAAGGCGCCGACATAAGTCGCGACGACGTGGCGGCAATGATTAAAGAGGGATTCGAGAAATTCGACCCGAAAGCCAAACCGAACGGCGACGGCGGCGAACCTGGTGGCGACGTGCTCGTGAGACTTCACGACCTCGAGCGCGACGTGGCCAGCTCGACCGAAACGATCGCCAAACTAACCCAGGAGCGTGACGACGCGCTCGGAGCCAGCCGCTCCACAACAATAAAAAACGCTTTAAATTCGGCGGCTCAAAAAGCGGGCGCGACGCCCGAGGGAATCTCTAACCTGGTGACGCTGGTCGAGACTAATTTCGAGCTGACTCAGGACGGCCAGGTCGTGACGAAACTCGATAGCAAAAACACAAGCCCGAACACGAGCCCCGACGATTTTTTTAGCGGCGCCGCTCGCGAGAAACAATATCGAATGTTTTGGCCAGCCTCGAAAGGCGCCGGCGCTGATAACGACACCGGCGGAGCCGGCAATGGCACCGACCTCGGAGCCGGAAATCCCTGGACGATCAAAGGCTGGAACATGACAAAGCAAGGCGAGATTTTTAGAAACGACAAAGCCGAGGCCGAGCGACTTTTGAAAGCCGCCGGCGTAAAACTAGGCGCGACTGCCGGAATCAGGTAAACTCGCGCCAATTAAACCCGCCGTCGCCGTGAGGGCCTGGCACAAATAGGAGCCCTCTCATGGCCGAAGTAAGAATTGCTGACGTAGTAGTCCCCGAAATTTTCGCCCCGTATGTGGCCACAATGACCGAGCAAAAAACCGCCCTGGTCGACTCTGGCGTCGTGGTGCGAGATCCCGCTCTCGACGGCTTTCTAGCCGGCGGCGGCACAACCTTTAACGCTCCGAGCTGGCGCGACATAGACGACGATTCTAATATCCTCGTCGACCGCGTCTCGAGTGACAATCCCGCAACCGTAGCAACCCCGAACAAAATCCAAACGAACCAGGAGCTCGCCGTCAGGCTCTCCAGGAATAACTCGTGGAAAACTATGGATCTGGTCGCGGCTCTCGCTGGTGATGATGCATCGACCGCGATCGCTAACCGAGTCGCGGCATATTGGCGCCGTCGCCTCCAGGCGGTATTCGTCGCAACCTGGACAGGCATTTTCGCAGATAACGCCCAGGTCGCGCCAAACGACGACCCTCGTGTCGGCATTACGAACAACGCCGTCCAGGACGATTTAACCGTCGACATTTCCGGCGCCTTTACGCCTGGCGTGACTGACTTCTCAGCCGAGGCGTTTATCGACGCCATTACCACGGCCGGCGATAGCCAGGGCGATTTTGTCGCTGTAATGATGCACTCGATCGTATTCAGCAAGGCGCAAAAAAACAACCTGATCGATTTTGTTCCCGATTCCATCAACGCGGCCGCCGCCGATATTCCGACCTTTCTCGGCCGGCGTGTAGTCGTCGACGATTCAATGCCGAACGCCGCCGGCGTTTTCGATACCTGGATTTTTGGCGCGAGTGCGAGTCGATGGGGAGTCGGGAATCCGAAAGTCCCCGCCGAGGTTGATCGCGAGCCAGCCGAGGGAAATGGTGGCGGCTCCGAGTCGTTATTCTCTCGGATCGAGTGGTCTATGCACCCTGTCGGACACCGTTTTCTATCTGGCTCAGTCGCTAACCCCGACGGCGGCCCGACAAACGTGGAAGCGGCCGACGGCGTCAACAATTGGGCGCGGACATTTCCCGAACGTAAGCAAATCAAAGCCGCTCGACTGGTCACAACTGAATTTTAAAAACTGACGGTCGTCGGAGATCGGCCTCGTTTAAACGGGGCCGGTTTATTCTTTAACCCAGGAGCCCCGACCAATGGCTAAAGCAAAAACAAATGATGATACTAAACGCACGAAAGCGCCGACACCCGACACCGCCGCGACCGAGACGGTCGCGTCCGATCCAGTAGTCGACGAGGCCGCCGGCGATCCGCCGGAGCCTGACCACGGCGCCGTCCCTGGCGTCGAATCCGAGCCCGTGAGCGAGGCCAGGGCCGCCAGCGGAACCGATAAAAAGACCGCCGACAAGGCCAGGCGCGAGGCCGCGATCGCCGAGCACCAGGAGGCCGTCGCTAACGCGCCAGTCGACGAGGCTCTCGCGGAAAGCGATAAGAAAAAGGCCAAAATCCTCGGGCGAATGGACGAGCTCGCGGCCGAGGTCGCCGAGCACGACGAGGCGATTAATGTACTCCGCGAGGAGTCCGCCGCTCTCCTCCTCCAGCTCTATCCACAGCAAGGCGAAAACGATAAACACTCGGTCGCGGTTCGCGGCTATTTGAACGCGTCGGCCAGGGAACGCCAGCACCGGAAAATCGCGCCGGCTCGTTTGAAATCGTTACTCGAAAAGGCGGGACTCGCTCCGATCGACGCGGCTTTCTCACGAGCTCGAGGTCGAGGCATGGCCAGGCCAGCTCGGACGGTTGAGAAAAAGGCCGAAAAGTCGACCGAAAAGTCGGAGTGATCTATGGCCACGCCAACGGGATCGCGAGCCGATAATGCTCGAGGTTGGTTTGCCCGTGAGAGGCGCCGGAAAAAACAGGATCAAAAGGATTTCGACCTTGCAGGATTTGAGGTTGCGCCCTTTCGGATAATTGCCCTCGCCGTCAATGCTGGCGGCGGCGGGTATAACGTCGGCGACGAATTCCTGATCGCCGGCGGGGCGTTCTCGATCCAGGGCCGAGGTTATGTCGTCGCGGAAGTCGCGAACGTCGTCACGGCGATAGTGATCCAGGTCGCCGGAGCTTATACCGTGACGCCTGGCGCCGGAGCGGCAACCGTCGCGCAGACCGGCGGCGGCGACGATCTCCTGACTGTCGACGTCACGCTCTCGACGCCGTTCGATTTCGGCGCCGTGGCCGCTGGCGGATCGTCCGCTAATGTCCTGACACTCCCCGCCGATATTGCGATCGCGCTCGAGATCAACGCCGCGAGCCTCGCCGGCGACCTGGGCGTCCTGGACGTGACGGCCGGCGTCGACTATGTATCGGCCGAGGCCGGCGTCTCTGGCGGCCGCGTCAATATCCGGCACCTATTCCGCGAGCCTCACCAGGTACGAATCACGCGAGCGATCGGAGCGCCGGCCGGCGCCGTAATCGTTTATTTTCGAGGGCCGAAATCTCAGTTAATCCAGGTCGGGGCGGCGACGTTCACATGATCCCGCAAACATTCAGGAGGCCGATCAAATGCCTATAGCCGCGCAAGTCTCGAACCTGGTAATCGAACAGGGCGCCAATTTTACAAAGCGTTACACGTGGAAAGCGGGCTCGCCCGCGTCGCCGGTCGATATATCTGGATGGGTCGCCAGGATGCAAATCAAAGATAAAAAAGGCGGGACTGAAATCCTCCTATTGACCGAGGGCAATGGCCGGCTAATCAATGGCGGGGCCGCTGGAACGATCGACCTCGCTCTCGACGAAACGACGACTCTCGGGCTCACGTTCAAAGGCGAGGCGTTTTTCGACCTCGAGCTCCGAGAGACCTCGAGCGGATTCGTCCGGCGCCTAGTCGAGGGCCGCGCCGAATTGAGCCTGGAGGTCACGACGGCACCATGACCGAGATAATCGAAACCACCAGCGACGAGACCGTCGTCGAAACGATCGATATAACTCAGGTCGTCGAGCTCGGGCCGGACTCGGTCGAGATTACCGACCTCCAGCTCGAGACCGTGCTCGAGCTCCTCGAGGAGACTCAGATCGTTATCGAGGACAGCGACGAAACGATCGTCGAGGTAATCGACGAGACCGAGATCGTCGAGGTCGGCGAACAAGGGCCAATCGGGCCACAAGGGCCGACCGGCGGAATCGCTGCGAATCAAACCGATACGATTATCGGAGCCAGCTCGACGGGGACGATCGATTTTATTACGCTCCTCGACGAGCGATCGGTTAAATGGTTTATTACTGTTACCGACGCCGCCGGCGGGCTTTTCGCTTTTGGCGAGGTCGCCGCGATCCACGACGGGACGGTCGCCCGCTGGACGCATTACGCGAAAATCGGGGAGCCGCTCGACTACTCGATCGCGGTTAGTATTTCCGGCCTCCAGATGATTCTCGAGGCCACAAATAACGAGGCGGTCGACCTGGAATTTTCAGTCGTCCGCGTTAAAACCGACACCGTTTAAACGCGGTTATTTTTAACTTGATAGGGTAGGATTTAACAATGAGCCAGGATTTTTTCAGACCAGAAAAGGGCGTCGATATTGACGACGCCGTCCGCCTAGCAGGGACGGGAGTCCCAGGCACGGGAGGCGATACCGACGCGGTCGGCGTCGGCTCGATTTATTCTAATCTCTCAGGCCCGACCCTCGGGAATGGGTTATGGGTTAAAACGACCGCCGGCACGGGGACGGATAAATGGACGGAATCCGGCACCGGAGCGGGGCCGGTCGATTATAAGGACTCGGTATTGCTCGCGACGTTTGCGGCCTTGCCAGCTTATACGCAACTCGGCGACGGCCCAAACGCAACGCTGACCGCGACAGCGGTCGGAGTGCTCACGGTTGACGGCCAGGCGACCGTCCTCGGCGACGATATTCTCCTCACCCTGGGCGCGGCCGGATCGGATAACGGCATTTATACCGTTACCATAGAAGGCACGGCCGGCGTCGCGTTCGAGCTCACAAGGCGAGGCGACGCGGACGAGGACAGCGAGGTCACGAGTCAGATGCGCGTCCCCGTCGAGGAGGGAACCGAAAACACGAGCTCGGTTTTCATCCTGGTATCGAACGACCCGATCGTGGTCGACACGGACGCGCAGACATTCGTCAAAGCGACCGACGCGGACACGCTCGCCGAGCTCCAGTTTATCCGGACGTTTATCGGCAAAACCGGAGCGGGCTCCGAAACTCCGGATTACTCCTCGAATAATTACGTCGCCGATGCGACCAGCCTCGAGACGGCGATCGGAGCCCTCGACGCCCAGGTCGGAACGAACGCGGCGGAAATCCTCGAGGCCCGAACCGAAACCAGCCTGACGAATGTAACGGCGATAACTGTCCTCGATAGCGTATTGGTCGACGCCGTCGCCGCCTGTAAATGGCAAGTTCACTGTGAGGGCAACCTCCTCGCCGACGCTGCGAAAAAGGTCGTCGTCGAGATATTTGCGACGCACGACGGCCACAATAACGGGGCCGGCGCCGACGCGGCCGACGCGGATTACACGGTATTCGCCAAGCTGAAAATGGGCGCGGCCCTGACCGGCTTGTTATTTACCGTCGACGTGACTGGTGCGCTCGGAGCTCAGACTATGCGCCTGTCGATTACCTCGACCACAGCGGTCGACGTTCGCGCCATTCGTAAGATTATTAATTTCTAGTGGTGGCCAATGTTCCCCGATCGTTCATTTGAGGCTCCCGACGGGATTTTATTAAATGACCTGGCGGGAGTTTTAAGCGGGACATTCGACCCGAGCGTCTCTGGCCAGGCGGGGCCGATCGGGACGCTATTCCTGCGAACGAACGGGGAGCTATTTAAAAAAATCGCCGCCGCCGATTCTGACTGGCTGGAAATTGATATTTTTGGGAGTCAATTTAACGCGGCCGAGAGCCTGGGGAGGTCGACGACGACCTCGGTCGTTTTCCAATTTAAGCTAAATCTAAATGTGACCGTGCCGGCCGGCGATTATATTATCAACTGGACGGCCGCGATCGGAAACAACGACGAACAGGTCGGCGTCGGCTTTCGAGTCGAGCTGGATAACACGACCGAGCTGATTAACGTCCGGCCGGCTGTCGGCCGTAGGATCGATGACGAGTGGAGCCACAACCCAGGCGGCCACGCGATCGTTACTCTTGACGGGACGCATGATTTCGATATTGATTTCCGATTCGTCGAGAACATCAGTTCCGCCGGCGTCGCCTTTATCGAGGACGCATATCTGGCGCTCTGGAGAGTTACATAATGGTCGACGTCTCACTGGTTAAAAATATCGGATCAAATACCGGCGTCCAGGTGATCGACGAGCGATCGCGTTTCGAGTATCCGGTCGAGCATTTGGGCGCCTCGGCTGGCGTCAATGGTGGCGACGAGATCAGAATCCATTTGTCCGGCTCACCGAATACGGCGGCGGCGGTCGCGATCCTGGCGGCGGTCGAGCGGCCGATTTGCGCGGCGGCCGTGCTCACCGTGACCGTAAACGTCGGGACTTACCTGGTCAATGATACGACCGCGATAACCGACGGCCTGGACAAGTTCGCGCTCGCGACCCTGGCGCTAGATAATATAACCGGCGCCCTCGAGGTTTTGGTTTTTGAGAAGTCCGGCCCGCTGGCCGAGTATGGCGAGACGCCGGCGGGAAAAACATTTGTCGCGAAATTAAAGGAATATCAGATCGTCGCGGCGGCCCTGGTCGAGATCAGGGATTTTATTAGGTGAGAGAATGGGCGAGATAGTAAAAGAGCGGAATCGAACCTGGCAAAAGGCCGAGGCGAACGCCGTCCAGACAAAAAACGGCGGCCCGTTTACGACGTTTCTCGAGCTCAATGCTAGACCGCTCGGCCGTGGTCGGTATAGAATCGCGTGGAATTCCGAGGCCAGGCTCGCCGCCGGCGCCGTGTCAATTCCGAAAATGAGAGTCGTCCTAAATGGCGACATTATCGGGATCGGTTGTTTTCAACCAGCGAGCGACGAGTGGGACAGCCGCGCCGGATGGGACTTTGCGCGGTTCGCCGCCGCCGCCGAGCCAGTGATCGAGATCCAATTCCGCCGAGAGGGCGGGGGTAATACTGTCCAGATGCGACGACTAAAATTATCAATTGAGCTTATGGACGAGGAATAGCGAGAGGATGAAAACATGGCACTAATTAAAGAAACGGGCGCGATCGTCGCGGGCGCTAATTCCTACGCCGAGGCGTCCGACGCTGACACGTTCCAAACCAATCGAGGACGGGCCGCCTGGTGCGATTCTGGCGCCGACGTTAAGGACGCGGCCCTGATCCGAGCAACTGATTATATCGAGAGTCGATTCGGCCTCTCGTTTATCGGCGACCGGATCGGCGACGTCCAGCTTTTGAGCTGGCCACGAACCGGCGCTCGCTATCCGGCCACGGGTAACGACTTCCCGATCGACGAGGTTCCGGTCGACGTCGTGAACGCTTGCATTTTGTACGCCGAACAAGTGATCGGCCCAGGCGACGACGTCGCGGCCATGACCGAGCTCGCGATTACTCCCGAGGTCGACGAGTCGGGCGGCACCGTCACCAGGTTAAAGGAAAAGGTCGACGTCCTCGAGACCGATACCACGTTCGCCGGCAACGACAGCGGCTCGACGTCGCTGCGATTGATCCGCCCGATCCCCGAGGCCGATCGACTGATTCGCCGCTGGTTCCAGCTCGGGCGCGTCGGCCTGACGGTTAGAATATAATGGCGCTCCAGGATACAGCTCTGGCCCTGATCCGAAAATTCGGGGAGGATCGCCTGGTGAGCCTGTTAATCCCGAACACGCCGCCGGCCGATCCGACGAAACCGTGGGACGTCGATCCGACAGTGGCCGAGACCTCGATCACCGTGCCGGCCGTGGTCGTCCCGATCGCGAGGAGCCTGGTCACGGGCGAGAGTGTCCAGCAAGGCGACGAGACCATATTGATCGCCGGCCTATCGCTCGGCGCGACGATCCCCGCGACGAATAGCAAAATCCTCGACGAGGGCCAGGAGAAAAACATTATCGCGATCGAGAGAATCCGGCCAGGGAAAACCGATTTCCTTTATAAATTCCAGGTGAGGGCGAGCTAGTGGCGAAAATATTTAATGCTCGAGAGATCACCAGACAATTAAACATCGTGCTCGATAAGGATTTCGGCTCGACCACGTTCGCGATCCTCCGGAACCTGGTCGCCGGCTCGCCGGTCGGTAATCCCGACCTATGGCAAAACCCGCCGCCTCCTGGTTATGTCGGCGGACACTTTCGTCGAAACTGGCAGGTATCAGTCGGCGGCTTTATTGATAGCGAGCTCGAGGGCGAGGACAATACCGGAGCGACGACCCTGGCCGCCGGTAAAGCGAAAATCGACGGCTTTGTCCGGAGCGGCGGCGGGGCGAACCTGGTTATCCAGAATAATGTCCCTTACGCGAACCGCCTCGCGCAAGGTTGGAGCCGGCAAGCGGCGGCCGGATGGGTAGACCGTCAGATCGACGCGGCCCTCCTCACGCCTGGCGGCTCTAAGGCCGTGCCATAATGGGCGCGTCAACCAGAACGCCGGCACAATTCCGCGACGTCGTGCGGACGGCTTTCGGGACGGCCTGGACTGACGCCGGCGAGTCGCTGGATAATGTCGCCTGGGATAATCTGGCCTATCGACCAGGCGCTCGCGACGATTATGTCCTCCTCGACCTGGCCCATTCGTCCGGCACGTTTGCCAGCCTCGGCGCCGGCGCTTCCATTCAAGTCCGCCGCGTGGCAATATTCGCCGCGCAAATATTCGTCCGGCATAACACCGGACAGGCTCGGGCCGACGCTCTGGCCGAGATCGTCCTGGACTTTTTGGAGAGCGCCCATTTAACCGGAATCCGAATTTCGGAGATCGGCATGGCCGAGACCGGCCGAGTCGGCCAGTATTTCCAGGTTAATGTCAGCGCCAATTTAGAGTATGATTCATTTCGCAGCGTGTGAGGCGCTCAGTTAATTAAACGGGAGTCTTGCAATGTCAGATACTAATAGAGTCGGTTTGCGGTTTTTTCGCAGCGCCCAACGTACCGCGCCGATTCCGGCGGGGCCTTTCAACCTCGAGCAACTCCGTTTCACTGGAACGCCTGGCCTCGCCTTTGTCCCGACGACAATCGTCAGCGAGGAGATCCGCCCCGATCGGCAAATCTCCGACCTGATCCTGGTCGGTGCCGAGGCCGGCGGCGATACAGGGATCGAGCTCAGTTACGCCGCTTTTGACGAGCTGATTACCGGCGCCATGTTTGCGCTATATCAGAACACCGAGAGCAAAACCGGAACGGGCGAGATTACCGCGTTCGGCGTCGGCACGATCGACGTCGACGTCGGCGGCGATTTCATTGTCGGCCAGATTGTCCGGCTCCAGAAACTCGCGACTGGTGACGTCGGCGACGGGATTTTCGAGATCTCGGGGATCGCCGTAAACGTCCTGACGGTCGGCCCGTTACCTGGCACGAACACGACAGCGGTCGCCGGCACCGAGACCGCCGACGCGGACACTAATCTGGAAGTGACGGGATACGTCGCGCAAGGCGTCGGGCTTATTAGCCTGGTCGTTACTGGTTCGGACGCTGTATTTACTTTTCCAGCCGGCGCTCTCGACGACGCAATGGGGACAGGCATCCCGCTCGAGATCGGGGCCTGGATCAAATTCGCCGAGTTTCCCACGGCCGCGAATAACCTCTGGAACCGTGTCCGCGAGATCGACCTGGCGGCCGATACTGTCACTTGTGACACTCAAACCGGCATGGTGACGGACGCCGCCGCCGCCTCGCTCGTCCAGGCGTTTTATGGTTCACGCGTCGAGAATGGCGCCGAGGCTATCAGCGCGCACCAGTTCGCCGTCGAGAGACGGTTCGAGGATCACTCGCCGATCACTCGCGAGCTATTCCTGGGGATGGCATTAAATAATTTTAATATTACCCTGGCGCCCCAGGCGATCGCGGTCGGCTCGCTGACCTGGTTCGGATTTAGCTCGGCCGTCTCTGACGATTCGCCGCTATATGCCGACCTTTATGCGAACCTCCCGACCGACCTCCTGGCCGAGCAATTCGACGTCTATAACACGTCGAGCGATATTGGCCGGCTCGGCCGTGGCGTCGACGCGATCGACGCGGCCGGCGTGAATTTCGTCCTCGAGGCGACGATCGAGATTAATAACAATCTCAGGCGCCAGCCAGCGGTCGGAGTATTCGGCGCGGCCGGTCTCGGAGTCGGGGAGCTGTCAGTCACGGGAACGCTGTCGACTTATTTCGATAACGACGAGATCCTCCAGATTATTCTCAATAATACCGAGACGAGTCTCGACCTGATTACGCAAGGCGGCGACGGCCGATCTATGGTTTTCGATTTGCCGCGAATCAAGTTTTCAGGCGGAGCGCCGGACGTCCCTGGCAAAAACGCGGACGTTACAATTCCAGGAACGTATCAAGCTATTTTATCGCCGATTTTCGGCTATACCATATCAGCGCAAAACGTATCATTTGCGAGGTAACATTAACGGGGCCGAGAGCCCAGGAGTTCAGACTGTGAGAGTCTTACAGGCTTTTGAAACTAGCACTAAATTGATCGACGAGGGCCGAACGTGCGAGATCGAATTCGATGGCAAAGTGATCGCGACCGTCAAGGTGAGACCGGCGGACGCGATGCTCAATTCGGATTATCGCCGATCGATCGCCGAAATGTCGATCGACGCGGCGCGTTTAAACGGGGCCGACCCGATCGACAAAGTCCAGGATCAGGCGTTTTTATATCAGCTCTACGCTCGGGCCGTGATAACCGGCTGGAAATGGACAGATCCCGAGGATCAGAAAGCGACCTCGCTCCGGTTCAACGAGAAAAACGCCGTCGCTTTATTCAAAAAGGCGCCAAAATTTTTCGAGGCGATCCAGGTCGCGGCTCGACAGTGGTCGCATTATCGAGCGGCTCACGAGGAAAAAGCGACGGGAAACTGACGGACGTCCTCGATCATCAACTCCGAATCGGGGACGTCAAAGTCGCGGAGTCAATAATCGCCGCCTATAAAGAGCGGGGACTGACACCGCCCGAGAATATCGAAAACCCGCCGGAGATCCGCCAGGAGTTTCTCGTTTATTGGGAAGCCTATCGCGACCTGATTAGCGAGCGCCGCCAGCCTCGAGGCCCGATCCCCGCCCTCGCCGTGATTCAATACGCGGACGCCTACGGCCTCGATCGCGACGAGTTAAAGCGGATTATCTGGTCGGTCGATCGCGTCCTGACCGATCACTGGAACGCCCTGGACGACGCGGCAAAGGTAAAGCGAGACGCCGGCCAGAAAACTAAACAAATCGGGAGCTCTCAATGACTGATCGAGTGATCCGAGTCGTCGTCGACTCGAGAGGAGTAACAACCGGAGCCAGGAAAGCGAAAGGCGAGCTCGACAAGCTCGACCGCCAATCGAAAGGACTCACGACAGGCTTTAAAGCGGCCGCTGGTGCCGTCGCCGCGTTCGCCGGCGCTCTCGCCGTGCGCGAGGTTTTCAAGGCCGTAGACGCTTACCAGGGACTCCAGAACCGCCTCCGGATCGTGACCGACTCGAGCGAGGAGCTGGCCCAGGTTCAAAAAGAATTATTCGACATTTCCCAGGACACGCGGACAGGATTCGAGGCGATCGCGTCGCTCTATGGATCGGCCGCGATCGCAGCCGACGAGCTCGGCGCGTCGACCGAGCAACTCCTCCGACTGACTGAGATCTCGGGCAAGGCGCTCGCCATCCAGGGCTCGAGCGCCCAGGAATCGCGGGGCGCATTGCGCCAGCTCTCGCAATCATTCTCGAGCGGCATCGTTCGCGCCGAGGAGTTTAACTCGATCCTCGAGGGCGCGTTCCCGATCGCCCAGGCGGCGGCCCGTGGATTCGGCGAGGCCGGCATATCAGTCGGAGAGCTCCGGAAACGTGTCACCGAGGGCGAGGTCTCGAGCACGGAATTTTTCGACGCGATCCTGAAAGGCGGCGAGGGCATCGACGAGCAATTCGGAAAAACTGAGGTCACACTCGGCCAGGCCGTCCAAACGATCTCGAATTCATTTTTAAACCTGGTCGGCCAGCTCAACCAAACGAGCGGCGCCGGCGAGGGATTGGCGGGGATACTGATCGGCGTCTCGGACGCGATCGACGACCTGGCCCTGGCCCTGACCGGAACGCTCCAGCCCGAGGACGAGCTCACCGACGGCATGAAACAGCTCGCGACCGCCGCCGTGTCCGTCGGCTTTGTTATGAGCGCCCTCGCGGATTCCCTGGTGACGACCGTCCAGACCGCTTTTAATATTGTCGGCGAAACGATCGGCGCCACGGCGGCCGGCATCGTCGCATTTTTGTCGGCCGATTTCAGGGCCGCCGATCAAATATTTACCGAGCTCGGCGAGAGCAACGCGAAAGCATTTACCGAGGGATTCGGCGGGCTCGGGGAGCGCCTCACCGCAGACACCGAGGCCGCGATTTCAAAATTAACCGAGATATGGGACGAGGGCTCGAGGGATATAATCCTGGCCGCAACCGGCGGCGGCGGCGGCGACGATCGCCCGATATTGCCGCCGAATTCGGCCGAGGATCTCCTGGAAGCCAGGGAAGCGGCCCAGGATTTTAAAGTCCAGCTCAATATCGCCGGCGAGGAGCTCCGACTGACGGCCCTCCACGGCGAGGACGCGGCGAAAGCGATCCGCGAATTTCGCGAGGATTTAGAGCTCGCGACAGCGGCCGGCGATATATTCGGCGAGCTGGTTCCGACCGAGCAAGTCCTCGAATTAACCGACGCGTTCGTGAGATTCGGCGAGGAGGCCCTGGCAGCTCAGAGAGCACTCCGCGAGGAGATCGAGGCCGCCGAGTTAAAGGCGACATTCGACGAACAGATCGAGGCCCTCGAGGAGGAGATCTCACTCCTCGGCGCCGATAACGAGGCGCTCGCGATTAATGCCGAGCTCCGAGCTCTCGCCGGCGGCGCGACCGCCGAACAGGCCGAGCGAATTCGAGAGCTAACCGAGGCGCTCCTGGACGGCCAGGACAAACTCAAAGAGTCGTCCGACACGCTAACGCAATTTTTTGACGACGCCGCTGGTGCGGCCCAGGATACGCTCGGCGGAATCCTGGCCGATCCAATGGCCGAGGGCCTGGACGAGCTCCCGTTCGCGTTTGCTCAAACATTGCAAAAGCTGGCGGCCGACGCGCTCGCCTCCGATCTGTTCGATATACTCGGGAACCTCGGCGGCGGCGGCGGCGGCGCCGGCGGGATCGGTTCGCTTGTCGGCGGCTTTTTCGGATTTCAAAGTGGCGGCCAGGTCTCGGGAGGCCAGCCGATCGTCGTCGGCGAACGCGGGCCGGAGTTATTCACTCCGCCAGGCTCCGGAGCGGTCACGCCGAACGTAAACATTAACCAGGCCGCACAATCGGCGCCGGTCGTAAATATAACGAACGTCACCGATCCGGCCGACATTCCAGCCGGCCTCGCGACCTCCGAGGGCGAGGAGGCAGTTATTAATATCATCCAGCGCAACCCCGACGCGGTTCGGAAGTTGCTCGGGTAGGAGTTTAAAAATTATGTTTCACCAGGGCCAGGCAACCGATTACATAGACCTCCTCGTCCAGCTCGAGGAGCTGGCGGTTAATTCACACGTCGACGCGATCGCCTTAAATGTCGGCGGGACACTCTGGGCGGTCGGCGATCGGTTCACCATTAACGGCGGGACGACTGTCGGCGGCCACGCCGCGATCGGCGAGGTATTGACCGAGGCGGCCGGCGTCGCGCTGACTGTCCGGATATTTGCCGGCGGCGCCTACACCGTGACGCCAGGCGTCGCGGCCACGACGACCGCGATCCTCCCCGCTGTCGGGATTAATCTCACCGTCGACGCGACGATCCTGGCGACAGGCTGGTCGACCGATCGGAGCCAGGTACTCGCCGCGCCCGAGCGCGAGCTGTTACTCCGAGGCGTGGGCTCCGGAGCCGACGAGATTTTTATCGGCATAGAAACAAAACGCAACGTCAGCGCCGGCGCGTTTTATTGGGAGCTCGCGGGGAATACCGGATTCGATAATGGCGAGGCGTTCGACGGTCAGCCAGGCTCGAGTCGGTCGGTCGTAGCGACCGACACGCTAACGACGCCGCTCAATAACGGAATCATTGATTTTTTTATCGTGATCGACGGCTTTCATATTAAGCTAATCGCGAAATCCGGCGCCTCCTATACAAACGCATATCTCGGCTTTATTTTCACTTATGCCACGCCGGCGGAGTATCCCTATCCGCTGTTAATTATGGGTTGCGGCTCGTCGAATCTCCGCGACGAACCATTTAACACGTCGTCGAATTATTTGTCGGGGATGCACGACCCGCTCCAGGACGCAAACAACGACGGCGGCCCTGGTGCGATCCGCGAGGTCGATGGTCAGTGGTATGTCATAGCTAACGCGTTTCAGCAAGGCGTGAGCAAAATTAAAAAATCCGATCGCGTTATCTATCCGGCGGGGAGCATCCCGCACAATGACGCGGTCGAATATTTAGAGATCGATCGATTTAATCCCTATGTCCAGGCCGACGATCCGAGCGTTTGGTTTGGCAACGCGTCCGACACGGCGGCGCCGGCCAAAACTCTCCAGCCCTCGGTCGACAGCGGCGGCGATATTGCGTTTCTATGGCCGACTATGCTTTATCAAAAAAAGCCGTCTCAGCAATTCCTCGGCGAGCTGATCGACGTCTATCCCGTGGTCGTTTTCGGGATCGGCGCCGTGTCCGAGGACACCATGACCGACGCGAATGGCGACGTTTATTTGTTATTTCAGAATTGCAACCGGACGGACGTCTGGACGTTTTTCGCTATTAAGAGGACGTTTTAAAATGGCTTACGAAACCGGAACCAGCTCCTCGATCCAGGACTTAATGCAAAAGCTCTCGATCTTCCTGGTGGCGAATGGCTGGACTCAGGATTTCGCCACGACCGGCGACCCTGGCCTGATCGCTTTCAGTAAAAACTCGATTTTCGTCGCGTTCCAATACACCGAGGCAACCGACGGCGGGACGCTCGCCATTTATCAAAATTTCTCGAACGACGACCCCGTGAGTGTCTGGCTCTCGACCGGCGACTCGGGCGTCGGCGCGGCGTCCCTGGTGGCGAGCGCGTTCGATACCGGCCGGAGCGTTAATATATTTGCCGGCCCTCACGCCGCCTATCATTTTTTTGAACAGAACGCCGCGCCGGCTTATTGTCACATTGTCGTCGAGGTTGATACCAATAGATTCCGCCATTTTGGTTTTGGCGAGATCGAAAAAATCGGCGACTGGCAGGGCGGCGAGTATTCTTATGGCCACAATTGGCGGCAAGCCGTCTCACAAATTGACGCGCCGACCTCGTCGACTCACACGATCGGCCTCGAGTCAAACTCGGCCGGAGCCGGAACGAATTTTTATGCGACTATGCACGTCCGAGACCAGCCCGAACAAGCCGCCGCCGATCGATGGGCGCTGATCGGGTCGTCAAGTAATTTCCCCGTCCAGCAAGATCGCGCCGGTAATGACCGGCTCCCTTGCCAGGGCGGTTCGCGGGGCGGGATGAATGGGCAAATGACACCGTTCAGGCTCTCACAATTAACCGCTTTTAAGCCGCTGATCCCGATCGTCGTCCACGTCGCCGATAATACCGGCGTTCCGGACACGCGTCGGCTATTGGGAACGCATCCCGACGTCCGCGTGGTCAATATAGCGAACCTCGATCCAGGCGAGACGTTTGTTATTGCCGGCGAGACCTGGTTCGTTTTCCCGTGGGTACGAAAGCAATTTCTGAAAAACGATACCGAGGAGAGCTGGAACGGCGGACTCGCTTATCGTCAGGAATTGGCGTAAACGATGGCCGATTTCCCCGCCGTCCTGGGCTTCCCCGCCCTCTCGATTAACGACCAGGTCGGGAGCCCTCGAACGCTCCGGCTTTATGTTCCAGGGCTCGGCACGTCTCCATATTTCGACCCGCCGAATAATCCAGTCCCGCTCGCTCGAGCACCGGCCGGCCAGGTCGGAGTCACTGACGGATCTCGATCTGGCCAGCGCCTCGCGTTTTTCTATCGGGCGGCAACCTCGGCGGCCGTGTCCTCCTGGGGAACCGGCGGCGATGGCCTGACTCTGACGAGGGAGGTTAATCGTCGAGCCCTCCCCGCTGTTAAAACAAATCGCCAGACCGTGATCGAATCCGAGATCGCGGGCAAAATTGCGCTCGCCGTCGGCCCCGAGTGGTTCGAGAAGTGTCACGTATTCCCTGGACGGATCGACCTCGGGAACGTGCTCTCGGTTCAGATCCGGACGCTCGAATTATTTAATGCTTTCCGCCGGCCGCCGGAGCCCGTGACCTGGGAAACTTTCGTCAACAATGCCGGCTCGGGGATCACAGTAACGAACCTCCCTGGCCTCCCGTTCGTGATCGAGGCATTTGCCTCGTTTATTGCGAACGTCCAGATTTCAACCAGCGGGCCGCCGTCGATCTCCGGCTCGCTCGACTTTGGATTCTCGGCCCCGACGTCCGCGACGATTTCGGTGCCGGTCACGGGGAACCGGATCACGATTTTTCAATATCGGCCACAAGCGCCAATCCGCGAAACCCTGGCATTTAAAACCGACATAATCCGGCTATTCGATGGCACCGAGCAACGGATCAAACTCCGCGAGGCGCCGCGTCAATCGTTCGCTTTCACGGTTCGCACCGACGACGATCGCAGCCGCGACAAAATAAACGCCGTGCTTTTCGACTGGCAAGCGCGAGTTTTTGGGATTCCAATGTGGCACGAGGCCGAGCCGCTCGGGGCCGCGATCGCGATTAACGACCTGGTGATTACCGTCGACACGACGACGAGCGACTATCGAGACGACTCCCTGGTCATGGTTTACGATGGCGATTTTAATTTCGAGGCGCTCGAGGTCGACTCGTTCACGCCGACCGCGATCACGGTTAAAACTGGATTTCTAAATAATTTCAGTACGCTGTCGGCGATCGTTATGCCGCTCCGTTCCGCCTACACAAAACCGAGCCTCCAGGATAATCGTTTCGCTATCGGCCCGAGTGACTTCTCTATGGTTTTCGACGTCCTCGACAATATCGACCTTTCGGATATTGGAGCCGTGACGACGTTCCAGGGAACCGGCCAGACAATCGCGAAACCTGTCCTCGACGGCCTTAACTTTATGAGCGGGAACACCATCCAGGAGGGAATCCGCCGGCGAACCGTCGAGCTCGATCACCAGACCGGCCCGAAAATAACTTTCTCGCCCTGGTCGAAAGGCAAGCCGCTTTATCAATTCGCGACCGAGGCGAAAAGCCAGCTCGAGACCTGGGACTTTCGTAAATTGATGCACTTTTTAAAAGGCTCACAAACCGCGTTTTATATCCCGACGGGCCGGCGAGACTTTAAACCGCTGTTAGACATTGGGGACAGCGCGACAGGATTCACGATTCCGAATATCGGCTGGACTGATTTCGTCGGATCGATCACGCCTCGGAGCGACCTCCTGATCCTCCGAACCGACGGGACTCAAAGCCTCCATTTGGTGACGGGCTCGAGCGTGGCCAGTGAGCTCGTCGAATCGATATCGATCACGCCGCCGATCACGCCGGCGCTACCATTGGCCGAGATCGAGCGAATGACGATTTTAACGCTCTCGCGGATCTCCGACGATAAAGTGACGCTCGAGCACCGGCGCCCAGGCGAGACCAGGATATCGATTAAATCGATCGGAGTGCCGTCGTGACTTTTGACGCGTTAGAGAATAGCCGCGAGGACGGGAACGTCCTCGAGCTTTACGAGTTTCGCTATGGCGCCGAGACGACCAGGCTCACCAGTTACAACCAGGATATAGTTTTCCAGGGCGTGACCTGGACGGCGATCCAGATCTCCCGAGGCCAGGTTCAAAACTCGGTCGAGCAAGCGATCAATGAATTAAAAATCGATATGCCATTGAGCCATCCGATCGCCTCGCAATATATCTCGAACGTACCTGGAAAAGTCGGGTCGGTTCGGATTTTCAGAGCCCACGCTGACGATCCCGCCGAGGAGACCCTTTTGCTGTTCGACGGCTTTGTGGCCCAGGCCGGATTCGACGGCGCCCTGGTGGCGACGCTATCGTGCTCGCCATCGACGAGCGTGTTTAAACGCTCCGGCCCGCGATTCAATTATCAGTCGTTATGTAATCACGTGCTCTATGATGGCCGCTGCAAAATCGTCGAGGCGGCGTTCCGGTTTACGGGGACAGTCGCGTCCGTCAATGGTCGCGAGATCGAGGTCGCCGGATTGTTCGCGGCCGAGGGCGCCGGCTGGACGACGGCCGGCTTTGTCCGAGCTCCCGCCGGCACGTTTGACGACGCCCGCCTGATCCTGGCGCAATCGGGCGACGTGCTCACGCTGTTAAATGCATTTGCCGAGCCCGTGCTCGGCACGAGCGTCGACGTGTTTGCCGGCTGCGATCACTCGCTGGCGACGTGCGATACTAAATTCGCGAACGTGGATAATTACGGCGGCTTTCCATTTGTGCCGATTAAAAACCCATTCGGCTCGAGCATCCGAGGCGGTAAATAATGCCATTTTTTACGATGCTTTTAACGTACCTGGTGACGTTTTTAATCACCGAATTACTCCGGCCGAAACCAAAACTCGAGAACGCAAAGCCGGCCGGTATCGGCGATTTTAATGTCCCGACCGCGACCGAGGGCCGAGTCGTCCCGATCATTTGGGGAAAGGTCAAACTCGGCGGCCCGAACATCGTTTGGTATGGCGATCTCACCACGTCCGCGATCACTAAAAAAGTGAAAACCGGACTATTCTCGAGCTCGACTCAAACGACCGGATACACGTATTTTATCGGCCTCCAGTTTGCATTATGTCGCGGGCCTTTTAACGGCGCTCTCGGCGACGCCTTGCACCATATCCGCGTCGACGATAGTTATGCCTGGGGACTCGAGGCGGACACGGCCGACCCGCCGCTGATACCGACCGACGCCGGCGCGGTCGGGGATATCAACCAGCCGAAATTTTTTGGCGGCTCCGACGCTGGCGGCGGCGGCGGACTGATCGGGCCGTTTCGATTTTATCGAGGATCTGAGACGCAACTCGTCGACGCTTATTTGACGGATTTCCAAACGCCGACGCCGACCTATCGCGGGACGGTTTATATATCCTGGGAACATGGCAACGTCGGGACGGCGCCCTCGCTCCGGCCGTTCGCTTTTGAAATCTCTCGTTATCCCGACGGCCTCGATCTCGCGACGCTCCAGCCAGGCGACGAGATCGTCGATTTCGGCGCTAATCCAATGAACGTAATTTTCGAGGTTTTGAATAATGAGGAGTGGGGCCTCAATATTGCGGCGGTTAATATTAACGTCGCAAACTTTCGGATTCTCGCCGCCACGCTCGCAACCGAGGGCCAGGGATTCGCCTGGATATGGGATCGAGTCCAGGACGTCCTCGAGACGATCCGGATTGTCGAGGAGCAAGTCGACGGGATTTTGTTTCAAGATCCGATCTCGGGCCGGTTCGATTTCCAGCTAATCCGCGACGACTACACGCCTGGAACGCTCCCGCTCCTGGACGAAACAAACGTCGAGGCGCTGACTAAATTCACGCGGCCCTCCTGGGCGTCGACCTCGAACGTCGTCAACGTCAATTTTACCTCTCGAAATAAAAATTACGCCGTGAGTTATGCGCTCGCGCAGGATATGGCGAACGTCGATATTAACCAGGCCGTGAACGCGGTCGAGATCAAACAGCCAGGCGTCAAAACGCCGGCACTGGCGAATATAATCGCCTGGCGCGAGCTCCGCCTGTTATCGTTCCCGCTGGCCACGGGCTCGCTGACCTCCGACCGGAGTCAATACGATCTCAAACCTGGCGACGTGCGCGAGCTGTCCTGGAGTGTGCTCGGCCTGACTCGCCTCCCGATCCGGATAACAAAAGTTAATCGCGGCCAGATCCTCGACAATAAAATAAAAATCGATTTCACCGAGGACATATTCACGACCGGCGCGGCCAGCTTTGCCGATCCGACCGATTCAATGTGGACGCCTCCCTCGGACTCGGCCGTCGCAGCGTTCGCCGAGATCCTCCTCGAGCTCCCGTTCGTCCTGACCGACGTCAGCGACACCGGCATACCGACGACGTTCCTCCAGGTCGGCGACATTGTCGTCCGGACTCCTGGGAACATGACCGCCGATTTTAATATTTTCGCGACGGAAGTCGACGCGCCAGGGCCGGCGGCCGCGCCGACCGAGGGCGACGTTATTCCGCCAGGATCAGGCGGCGAGTTTTCTCCCTATGGTTTATTGAACGGCGCGATCGATCGAGGCGAGACCAATGGATTCCAGGACGCGGTCGGCTTCCAGATTGACGCCCCGATCGACGTCGATCGAGTCCTCGACGCTGACGCGATCGGGCTCGAGGCCCTGCAAAATCTTTTATTAATCGACGACGAGCTGATCCTATTCTCGACGATCGTGGATAACCTCGACGGCACTTTCGAGATTCAAAATATATTTCGAGGCGCTCTCGATACATTGCCGGCGCCTCACGCGAACGATTCGCCGGTCTGGATTTTTTCCTATGGGATCGGCCTGGTCAATTCATTACCGAACGACGACCGGACTCGAAATTACCAGGTTAAAAACCAAACACAAACGCCGTTTTCTGTTTTCCCGTTTGGCTCGATCGTCGCGATCGGAATCACCACGACCGGACGGGGCGCGTTTGCCTATCCGCCTCGAGACGTCCAGATTAATCCGACGGCACCAGGCGGCGGGTATTTTCCAGTCGACGCCGGCTCACCGTCAGGCGCCGAGCTGGTCGGGACGTTCTCGATCCGCTGGCACGGCTCCGACAAATTCACACAAGCCAGGGCGACCGCCTGGGACGATCCGCACGTGACCGAGGAGAATGGCGTCGGCTTCCATTTGCGGATTATTCAAGATCCGGCCGGCGTCCCTGTTACCGTGCTCGACGTGGGCGGCATCCCCGCCGGCGTGACTGAGGGAGCGTATAACGCGCAAGGATTCGCCGACGACACGGTTACAGACCAATATCAATTCGAGCTCTCGAGCCAAAACGTATTCGGCGAGTCGGAAATCTGGACGATCGGCCCGTTCGCGATCTATGGAATGGGTTATAAATTCGACGAGAAATTCGGCGGCGATTCGTTTGGCGTGATCCTGGTTAAAGGCGATCCGCCGGCGGGGATCGTTCCCGTTCCAGGCGTCTCGACCGAGTCACTATTCCGCCTCACCGCCTCGGGGACTTTCGACAGCGACGACGACCTTTATATCCGGATTACTTTCCTCGAGCTCGGCGGCACGATCGGCCAGGACGAAAATTATATTATCCTCGGCACCGCCGGCGGGAAAACGGCCGTCCGCGATTACCTGGTCGAAATCCGCGATCTGATCGCGGCCGATTTCGATCCGGTCAAAGTCTCGGCCAGCGTGGTCGGCGACGTGCTCACCGTGTCGTCGTTTTTCGGATCGCTCGGCGGATCAATCCAGAATAATTCGGCCGGATCTCGAGCTGACATAATCGAGGAGGCGAGCTCGATCCTGAACGGCAAGGCTCAAATAATGCACTTTGATTTATTCCAGGGCGACGACTCAGTGAGTCCCGCGATCGAAAGCCTGGCGCCGGACATTGCCGCGACCTATAACAGCGCCGTATCTCGAACCAATAAACTCGACCTCGCCGTGGTCGGATTAACGGCCGAGGCGAAAAAGTCGATCGACGCCGGCGGGATTCAATCGCTCGCGATCTCCTGGGGAGGCCGTGAAGTCGCTCCAGGGACTCAGGCAATTAATCGCCAGGTTCCGCTCCGAGACGGGACGCCGGCGGTCGTGGGATTGCCTGGCGACTCCGATTTACTCTCACAGCTCGAGGAGCTCGCCTCGAGTGTCTGGTCGGAATATATCCTCGCCGTTCGCTGGTCGAATTATTCGCCCGTGCCAGGAGCCGGCTCGCCCTTTTTCGGCCAGCCTCAAGATCGCGTCGGCGTCGAGGTTACAATGAAACAAAATTTCGCCCTGGTCGCTCCGGAGTTTTGGGAAACCGCTCCGGATAATACGATCTACCAGGGCGGATTCGGGCCGCTCCGATTGCTCGGAAAGCAATTATTTAAACCGCAAGTATTCTCACAGCAGGGACGCCACCAGGCGATCCGCGTCTCGTTCGATACTGAATACCGAACCAGTACCTCGCCGATTTCGCCGGTCACGCTCGGCCAGGTGTACACGATCGACCTCGGCGGGACTCTATTCCAGGAAACCGCGACCGCTCCCGACGCGGCGGACTCGCCTTATCGCGACGACATTTATGCCAGGCTAACGACCGCGATTAATCTCTCGGCGTCGTTTACAGTGGTCAATACAAATCTAGCGATTCGCGAGATCGGCGGCGCGACCTTTGTAACGTCGATCGAGATCGAGCACAATAGCGCAAACGCGATTTTTACTTTCGACGCTCGGGCGAGTTTTGGCCTCGAGCTCCTGGTCGAATCATTTACACAATAGGAGGCTAGACCATGCCACAAACCGCCCTTTTAAATCTCGGCCTGAATTACGAACACGACGCCGGCTCGGACGGCTGGAAAGCGGCTTATGATAATAACGCTATGCTCCTCGACGCGTTCGCGCTCGGCACTGTGATCGATCAGCGAAACGCCTCGCCAGGAGTGCCGGCATTATCCGACGCTTATATCGTCGGCGACGCGGGCTCGGGCCTTTTTACGACTCACGATAACGAGCTGGCCGTCTGGAACGCCGCGACGTCGCTATGGGTTTTCGCCGTGCCGGTTATCGGTTGGGAGGTTTGGGATCGGGCGCTCGACGTTTTGCGACATTGGGACGGGACACGCTGGCAAGCGATCGGCCAGGTAATCGCCCAGGCGGCCGATATAACGATCGACGGCTTTCACATGGACGCGACGATCGAGCTCGACACCACGGCCGCCGCTCGAGCCGTGACGATCCAGACCGACGCCGGCGACCTTTTGCCGATCGGATTCGCGTTTTATGTCGTCAATAACTCCGGATTAAATTCCGTCACGTTCACATTAGCGGGCCTCACGACTCGCGGAATCGTGTCTCTCGCGGGCGATCGTGATAGAGTCAGGATCGTTAAGGAATCCGCCGATACGTGGATCAGCGGCTAATCTGGACGCCCTGGCAACGTGTTTAAACGCACTCTTTAAAATTTAACGAGGATCTAACCATGAGTAGTAATACACAATTGCAGAAAATCAGCCAGCCGAGAATCCGCCGGCTCCGCCATCGAAATCGATTAGTCGCGGCCTCGGCCAGGTTGCAAGCTCGCCAGCCGGCGCTCGATAATTATCTGATCCGAGAAGCCGCTCGAGCGAACGCGTCGCCGTTACGCGTACTTGACACGCTGGCCATTATCGCGGGCGGCACTGGTTACGCGGTCGGCGATCGGTTCGCCATTGTCGGCGGGACGTCCTCGCTCCAGGCGACCGGCATGGTCTCGGTCGTGGCGGCTGGCGTCGTGACTGGCGTTAAAATAATCGAGCCTGGCCAATATACGGTTAATCCTGGCGTGGCCGCCGCGACGACTGTTATCTCCGGAGCTGGTGACGCGGGCCTGACTGTTACGACGGCGCTTTCGTCGGTCGTCGTGGGCGTCACTGAGGCCGAGATCCTCGACGCTATCGAGAATGACAGCAACGTCGCCGGCACTGTCCCGACGTTCGTCGGTGCGGATACATTTCGCAATCGCCGAAACTCGTCCGATAAATACGTGGCGGCTGGCGTTCCTATTTCCTAACGTAGGACGGCCACGTTCCGGTCGATTAGGGCCTGGCGCATTACTGACGGCGCCGGCGCCCTTTCGGCCTGGGCCATTGCAGAACACAACCAGCGAAAATCGGCTCGGATCATTCCCGAGAGAGCCTCGACCAGGTGCGCGGCCGT